TCTAATATATTTTGTCTTGAATCATAATACTCTAATAAATCCATTTGCCTTACTCTTGCCGTATTTATTATTGTAAGATATTCATTGTCTGAGTTAAAAGTCCCGTCTTCTGTAGAGAATTTAGCTGTCTTGATTGGTATGCCACATTTTTGCCCAAATTCTTTATAATCAGAAGCTGACATCATTTTTTCTTTTGTCATCCCTAACATTTTAAAAGCATAAGAATGAAGTGTTCTAAAATTTTCTAAATCATTCTCTGCATCTAATTCAAATTTTATAGCTGCTCTGTTGGCTGCTTCAGTGGCTGCTTTCTTTGTAAAAGAAAAATAACCTATTTGTTTTGGCCTAATACCTTGTTGGATAAACTCATCTACGAGGTTTAAGAGAGTTGTTGTTTTTCCAGTACCTGGTGGACCTAGTATAATGGTCTTCATACGCTTGTTTTTTACACTCCTTAGCTTCTTTTTTTAACTTGTTGTCCCATAACCATTTTGCATGACGTATTAAAATTATATTTTTTTCACTACGCATTAAAATATTTCTTCTTGATATTTAACCTGTGATATACTTGCCTCTATTTTTTTCATTGCTTTTATTTTAATTAATCTCGGTTGTTGTTTTTTAATTGTCATTCTTACTTCATCTACAAATACATCTAATTGTTTTATTAAATTACCTGTTTTTGTTTTGTCCATATCCCAATTATTTTTTTTACAAAAATTAAAAAAGTCTTCCATTCTAAAATATGTAAACTCTCTACCATCATCTGTGTATGGTAGTTTATTAAATATATCATCCATGGTTCTTGCATTCTGTCTGTTTGTTGTCCAGTCTTGTAGCAAATCCATAATTTCATTTCTTGGATCTAAAGACTCTAATGGTTCTACTTCTTGTATGTTTGTCATTAAAGGTTTTAAATAGTATTGTTTCCAATCTTTTGGTTTCAATACTGGTATTATAAGATTAGCTTGATCTAAACATGCTAGAGCAAACATACCTGGATTATAGAGTTGTTCTGATTTTAATTCTATTCTAGACTCACCCACATCTAAAAACCATTGTGGTGGTTTTGATGTATATTTTGTAAGACTCCCAAGACTTGGCATTTCTTCTTCACCATATCCGACTCCGAATCTTTTAGTTCTACATAAACCAGATTGACATACAGAATTAATAGGAGCATCTTTACATCTGTATTTATCGTATCCTTTTCTATTTACTGATTTAATTAACATTTGAACCTCTGTGTTGTTTAATGGTGGGCTCATATATTTTTGATTTGATTTTACTAATTCATCTTCCCATGTATCTGGTGTTGCTTGTTTATAGTATACTGCAATATTAAATAATGCATTGTTTCTTGCACCTTCTCCAAAGCCATCTTTAGCTAATCTATTTAAACATGGTGGACCATCTATAAAAGCTTCTGTTATTTTTGGTTGTTCTATTTTTACTTCTTCTAATTTATCTTGAACATATGCACTATACATTTCGAAAAATTCTGACAAAGATGCTGCTTCTCCGTTGTCTTTAATTGCATATCGTAAGCCTTTCATTTCATTGTGATATGGTAAATTTAAAAAATTACCTGTATCTCCACGATCAACTAATATTTCTGTTTGTTTTGGAAAAATTTCTGAACCTTCATAGCCAAGAGTCTTGGCCATTTTTTTTAATGTACTCTGCATTTGAGATGCAGGTATAAAATTTTTTGTAAATAAAAAAACGTGCGCTCCGCCAGATTTACTTCTGCAAACTATTAACGGGAGCTTAAGTCTTCGAATACTTTGTACGAGGCTAGCGTGGTCGAAATTATATTCGTCAATATCAATACAACCCCACTTACATAAATTATCTTCATTAATTGGGATGATCCCGAGAGCCGGACCTTTGCCTTGTAAATGGTTTTCCCACAGATCATCGCTAACATTTTTTCTGACAATGAATGCCTTGCCTGTCTGTTTACCGTTTTCGTTACGATCCCCTTTCTGATATTGTCCATATGCTATCTTTAGCCCTTCAAATATATTTTTAAATGTATCTTTCTTGATTATCATTTCTATTTAAATTGTAAAGGGACGGCGCTTCCCCTCTCGCTTCCACGCCGCCCCAATACCCCTAGTAAGGAGTATCTTCGCTCTTCTCGTCGTTTTTAGAATGCTTTGCTTCTACTGCCCCTTTTTGGACACTATCAGCAAAACCTTTTGCCTGCTCATACTGAGCCCTGTTAGTACAAGGACCAATTTTGGAAACAGACCAACCAAACCAAGTTCCCTTGTCATTTGATTGCTGCACTGTCTTTAGGCTGTAGACATGAGAAAACATTGGTGGTGTAAACAAACCATTTTTTCCCTGTAACTTTAGTCCATTCATCATGGAGTTCCAGTTTCTACTAGCCTTAAGTTGTGTAGATTTCATTGTAATAAGTGCAGTTTCAGCTGCATCTTTCTTACATATAACAACGAAATACGACGCAGTATTCTCAAGATAGTTTCCATTCTTGAGTCTATCTTTACCCATCGTATCTCTCGTGGTGTCGTTTATGATACTACTTGTTGCATCATGTACTGCAACAGGTGCACCTGATCCTTCACCTCGATCTTGCCATTCAATGTATTCTCTCTTGTAATAACAAGGAATTACATTGATGCCTTCTACCCCATCGTAAAGTTCATGAGTCACAGTATTGTAAATCATACCAGGTTTGGCACCCTTTACATACTTAGCATCACGTTCATTTACTTGTGGAGATAGTTGCCCTAAGATTCTTATAAATGGCAATGCAAGGTCTTGCTGTGCCATGTTTGCGAATCCTTGTAGGGCGTCTTGTTCAAAGAGATCTAAACTTGGTAGATTCTCTTTCATCTTAGCCACGTTTCCCGCTTCTTTCGCCGCGCTTCTCGCTTCTTGTGTCATTTGTCCTCCTATTTCTGGCTTATTTTAGTTTCGTCCTTCACAAATGTGTGAAAAACATCAGAGGGCATATCGAGGCCAGCCTCAATACGCTCCCTGAATAGAGCCTTCAAAGTCATGGGTTCTACCTTTTGTTTTTGGGTAGGCTCATAACCATTGTTGGCTGCAAGGTCCATCAATTGATTCGCCTTGTTGTCTTCTCCACGACCGAAAGTTACAGCAACCTCATTTTTAATAATGTCACCTAACCCATTGTCCCGAAGCCATTTATATGCTGCGATCTTCTTTTCTTCTGATTTAGGTATAGTACAGCTGTACTTTTTATTTACCTCAATCAAAGATCCGTCAGCAAGTTTCAAAGACTGTAACCCTTGTTCTGCAAGAATGTTGGGTATAGTCTCAGAACTAATTTTGTCATACTTCGCTTTCAGAAGTTTAATTTGTTCTTCAGATGAAGCTATTTGTGTTTGCAATTTTTGTAGCTCATCTGTGTGAATTGATAACGAATTTAAATCCGTTTTTTCTACCAATTCTTGTTTGTCTTTTTCAAAGTCAATACTCATTGAGTTATCCTTTCTGATAGAGATCGAAATTTATTGGATAATATTTAGCCTCTCGTCGATCCCATTTCAAGAGGTTAAACTTTCCGTTTGTTTTATCACAAACGATTGCGCAAGAGATTCCAATAATAGCAGGATCTCCAGTTAACAATACATAATCTTGTTCTCTAAAATCTCGTAAATTTTTTTGCATCTTAAATACAAAAGGATGTGATGAAAATATTATTTGTGAATCTGGTCCGTAGTTTGGTAAACATATTACCAGGTATCCAAAATCTGATGCACCCAAAATATTTATATTTGCAGGTGGGTGTTGTAAAACATAGACAAATTTTTCATTAGGATTGTTTTTATGAAAGTCTAAAAACTCTGCTAATGACTTTGGTTTATATAATTCAAATATTTTATTCTTCATTCTATAATTCTCTTGACAAAGATATAATGATTCCCATATGATCTGTCAAGCAGAAAGAATAAAAAATTATGAATTATAAATTTAAAACGCAGCCATATGCTCATCAGTTAAAAGCATTAAAAGAATCTTGGGATAAAGAAGAGTATGCTTATTTTATGGAGATGGGTACAGGTAAATCTAAAGTATTAGTTGATAATATGGCTATGCTTTATGATAAAGGTAAAATAAATGCGGCGTTAATTATAGCACCAAAAGGTGTATATAGAAACTGGTATTCTCAAGAAATTCCTACACATTTACCTAGTCATGTAGAACATAAAACGGTATTATGGACTGCTTCTACATCCAAAACAAAGGATAAAGAGTATCAGGAATTATTTAATATTGACTTTGACCTTCACATCCTTGTAATGAATGTCGAGGCTTTTTCGACAAAGAAAGGCCTTCAATTTGCCACAAAGTTTATTGAAGCCCATAAAACTTTAATGGCTATTGATGAGTCTACTACTATCAAAAATCCAACTGCTAAAAGAACTAAAGCTATAACTATCTTAGGACCAAAAGCAAAATATAGAAGGATCCTCACAGGATCACCAGTAACCAAATCACCTCTTGATTTGTATAGTCAATGTAATTTTTTAAACACCTATCTATTAGGCTTTCAAAGCTATTATGCTTTCCGGTCCAGGTATGCACACATGGTGAGTAGAAACTTTGGTGGTAGACAGGTTCAAATAGTTTCTAGTTATAAAAGACTCGATGAGTTATCTGACAGCTTAAAAAGATTTTCATATAGAGTATTGAAAAAAGATTGTCTTGATCTACCAGAAAAAACTTACATAGAAAGACAAGTTGAGTTGACAGAAGAGCAACAAAAACATTATGCTTCTATGAAACAATTAGCTTTAGCTGCTATCAAAGGTAAAACAGTTACGGCTCCTCATGTGTTAACTCAATTAATGAGATTACATCAGATAACATGTGGACATATGAAGCTAGATGATAACACGGTTGTGGATATTAAGAATAATAGAATGTCCGAGCTCCTCGATACTCTTGATGAGACTAGTGGTAAGGTAATAATATGGGCTAATTACATATATGATATTGAAAAGATTGTTAAAGAGTTAATTAAAAAATATGGTGATGAATCAGTGGTTGATTATTATGGTGCTATCAACTCTGAAACAAGACAAAAAAATATAGAAGATTTTCAAAATAATCCTAATTGTAAATTTTTTGTAGGTAATCCACAAACTGGTGGTTATGGTATTACGTTAACTGCTGCTAACACAGTCATTTATTATTCTAATGGATACGACTTAGAAAAAAGATTACAATCGGAAGATAGAGCACATAGAATAGGTCAAAAAAATATAGTGACATATATAGATTTTATAGCACCAAAGACAGTAGATGAAAAGATTAGAAAAGCTTTGCGTAAAAAAATTAATATAGCCTCTGAAATATTAGGAGAAAAAATAGAAGAATGGATTTAATTATACTAACAGATGGTATGTATCACCTTGTTGAAGTTACAAAACAAATGTTATCAGATGTAAAGCTATACAATACTGATCAAATAAATTGTTTTGATTTATGTGATATTTTAAGAATTAAACTAACTACTTATGCAGACTACCCAATCAATAAACATGTTATGAATGATGGTAGTGGAGATTTTTATGGGTGCATTTGTAGATAATGTTTTACAGAACGGGACAGGAGTAACCTTGTAGGTGAGTAGTGGCATCTTGATCTAAACAGTCTCAGTTGGTTCGGCTCACTCCTAGATCCCAGAGTTATCATAAAGCCGCAAACAAACCAACAACCACTACACTAAATTTCTAGCTGATCCTATTACAGGTTTATATTTTGTTTTACCCTCTGATTTAAATGCATGCATATATTGTGCGCGTCTACCTTCAGGTATCCAGCTACAGTGAATCCAACCCGAATTAGGTTCACCAGGATTGTAGAACTCTAGGATAAGTTGATCTGGCTCGAGGTTCTTATAAATCCAATCTGCTAATTCTGCATTGTCAACACCAGGACATTCAAAATCCGCCGCTTCTGCTTTAGCATGCTGCGAATTGCTTGAGCTGCCTATAGCAATACAAAGATCTACACTTCGAAAACCGCTTGTTATTTTTACTCTACCAAAGTGATCACGTACTGGTTGTAAAATATTTTCACACAACGCTTTTAATTTTTCTACTTGCTCTGCACTAGGATTGTTGTTGATACCTTTTCTAATTGCAGTATCTGATTTAGTTAATTCTGATAAAGTAAAGTTCCGTGTAAGATTCATTATTTAAATAATATACCTAATGCGAAGAGTGCTGCAGATCCCGCTGCTGCTAAGAGAACCCAATAGACTTTATCTATTTTACCACCCAACTTCTCGACATCTTCATGTAGGTGCTTAAGATGATTATTTTTTATTTGCGATATGTCTTTTCGTACGCCTGTTATATAACCGTACAGGGCTACAATATGTTCTCTTGTCGTTTTAGGATCAATAGCCATTATGTTCTCTGTCTTTGTCTAATAAGTTGTTCACTTGGTGATAATAAAGCTTGCTCTATTTGTGTCAAGCCAGTAATCGGACTTATTTCTGCCACTTTTCTATTACTAATCACAGGTTTAGGAGTCTCTGGTAGTGGTGGTGTTTTTATATTTGATGCAGGTAAACTAGCGACCTGTTTTGTTTTTTCTTCTGAAGGTAAGAAACTTTGTTTATCGTCTTTGTCTTGAAATCTACTTCTATGAAATTCTTTTATTTCTTCATTTGATAAACCAAGAGGAGTTCCATTCCATTTTGCTCTAATTTCATTCATAGCTTTTAACGGTAAGATGTCCTCAAATTTTATATCAGGATATATTTGTTTTAGTTTTCTAAATTCTTTTCTATATGTTGCAGTGATATCTGTATAGTTTGGTAAGTTACTTGGTCTATATAAACCACCATATAAATATCTTAATGTGTCTCTTCCAAAGTTCTGTCTATCTTTAAACTTTAAAAATATTTCTCTTGTTGAAAACATTTTATCTGCAACTTTTAAAAAGTCTGCTACTCTAGACATTTCTCTGTATCTATTTTCTTGTAATTGTTCAAATAACTTTAATATTCTGTATGGATCTTGTATTAATTTATTACTATCCACAGCATCTCTTGTAAATTGTGAGTCTGCATTTCTAATTCTTTTACTAAAATCAGATACAATAAAATCGAATGCTATATTAGGATCTTCTTCTCTAATACCTATACCTAAAAATAATTTTAATATCTCATTTGTTGTATTATATTTTTGTCCTGCTTTTGATACTTGACCATCATAGGCCTGTAACACTCTACCTGCATTTTTAAATGTAGTTGGATTTATTGTTTGAATTAAATGATTAAATATTTTAGCCATTACTACACCAGGTTCCTCATTCACAGCATCAAATATTATTTTACCTTCTTTTGTTTTACCACCTCTTACTGGTGAAACATCTAATATAGCCTCTGTTAATATAGATTCATTAATAAATGGTTCAAATAATTTTGTTATACTACCTGATTTTTTTTCATCAAAATCATATATAGTAGCTCCTT